TCTTCCAATATCTACCCGATGCAGTCCAAAACGATGCCGGACTCACCCTTTACAGCCCGACCAGTCACAGATAGTCCTGACTAGTGGGCGCTCGTAAACAGCCGCTACGAGGGGCAATTAAACCAAGGCTTCACAGTCCACTAATAAAGGGAAAAACACGAGCAGATGAAGTTGCCAAACTTGCAGATGATCTAGGGACTCCCTTGATGCCGTGGCAGAAGTGGGTTCTGGATGACATGATGCGAGTAGATGCTAAAGGCATGTATATTCGCAAGACATCCCTGCTATTGGTAGCACGTCAGAATGGCAAGTCCCATTTAGGACGTATGCGAGTCATCTGGGGTCTGTTCTACGGAGGCGAGATGAAGCATCTAATCATGTCCTCTAACCGAGCCACAGCCTTGATGACCTTTCGAGAGATTGCATGGATCATCGAGAATGCGCCTCACCTTAAAGCCGGAACTAAAGCGATCAGGTACGCCAATGGCGGAGAGCGCATCGAGCTACTTAATGGGGCAACGCTCGATCTCGTATCTGACACGCGTGACTCATCTCGTGGACGCACGGCAGATTTCCTATGGATTGATGAAGTCCGAGAAATATCTAAAGACGGGTATACCGCGGCAATTCCAACGACGCGTGCCCGTGCCAATTCCCAAACTCTGCTTTCGTCGAATGCTGGCGATGCCTTTTCAGAAACTCTTAACAATCTCAGAGAGCGTGCTTTATCTGCTCCGCCTAAGTCATTTGGATTCTACGAATACTCAGCACCGCAATACTGCAAGATTACAGACCGCAATGGATGGGCAATGGCCAATCCAGCACTCGGTCATACAATAACGGAGGAGTCACTTGAAGAAGCTGTCGCGACTAATAAGATTGAGGACACTAGAACAGAGCTTCTATGTCAATGGATTGATTCTCTACAAAGTCCGTGGCCTCATGGCGTACTTGAGGCGACCAGCGATGCATCGCTCGAAATTCCGGTCGGTGGCTATACAGTATTTGGCTTCGATGTATCTCCATCTCGCCGCAATGCGAGCCTCGTTGCTGGTCAGATTATGGGTGACGGACGAATCGGCGTGGGAATCCTCCAGACATGGGAGTCGCAAGTCTCAGTAGATGACCTTAGAATTGCAGCTGACATCAAAGCATGGGCTGATCAATATCGGCCGAAGATGATCTGTTTTGACAAGTACACGTCGCAATCAATTAGTGAACGCCTAGCCAATGCCGGACAGATTACGCAAGACGTGTCAGGCCAGCAGTTCTACCAAGCCTGTTCAGATTTGCTTGATGGTTTAGTCAATGGTCGAGTAGTTCATAACGGGCAAGAAGAATTGATCAAGCAGATGAACAACTGCGCGGCTAAGACCAACGATTCAAGCTGGCGCATTGTTAAACGTAAAAGCGCCGGAGATGTATCCGCGCCGATCTCTCTCGCCATGGTAGTTTCAATGCTAATGAAACCTCAACAAACCGCAGCTATTTACACCGAGTAGTGTATAATTGCCCTCTATGGGTATCCTTTCGCGCCTTACAGGTGCAGCACCAAAAGCTAATGTTGAGGCTCAGTACGCACCTCAGGTTTTAGGTGAGTATTCACCTTATGCAATGCCATTTCAGTTTGCCTACGTCGGCCGCACAGAAGCTATGGGCGTCCCTGCGTTAGCTAGGTGCAGGAATCTTTTGGCGGGAACGATCGGCACAATTCCTCTCGAATTATACAAAAAATCTACAGGCGAAGAATTAGGCAAGCCACTATGGCTAGACCAGCCTTCTTATTCTCAACCTCGTTCAGTAACTATTGCTTACACAGTTGATTCACTTCTATTTTACGGGCAAGCATTTTGGCAAGTTGTCGAGACTTATCAAGAGGACGGACGCCCTTCACGTTTTGAGTGGATTGCTAACAGTCGTGTAACCGCAACACTTGATCGAGATAACGTATTTGTAAAATCTTATGCAATCGATGGAACTACCGTACCAATGGACGGCTTAGGCTCACTAATTACATTTCAGTCACTTACCGATGGCATTCTTAACACCGGCACATCAACAATCCGCGCAGCATTGGACATCCAGAAGGCTAGCGTAGTTGCAGCCGCAACGCCTATGGCAACAGGTTACATTCGCAACTCAGGAGCCGATCTACCACCTGCAGAAGTCCAAGGATTGCTTTCAGCATGGAAGTCAGCTCGTCAAAATCGTTCTACAGCTTACTTGACATCTACTTTGCAATATGAGGCAGTCGGATTTAGCCCTAAGGACATGATGTATAACGAGGCTATCCAAAATCTTGCAACAGAAATTGCTCGCCTTTGCAACATTCCTCCGTATTATGTTTCGGCAGATCAGAACACCACAATGACCTACGCCAACGTTCAAGACGAGAGGCTTCAGTTTCTAACGCTATCCCTGCAGCCTTACGTTTCCGCAATAGAGGATCGTCTGTCAATGGATGACATTACAGCTCGCGGCAACATTGTAAAATTTGATCTTGATAGTAATTACTTGCGCGTAGATCCACTTAAAGAACTTTCAATCATTCGTGAACTACTTGATCTCCAGTTGATCACCCAACAACAAGCTATGGAAATGACAGACCTAACACCTAACGGAAGCGAAGGAATGATATGAGCGAGATGCTTACATTCTCTGCAGAACTCACAGCAGATGCCTCAGAGCGCACGATCTCTGGCAAAATAGTCCCTTTTAATGGCGAGGTTGGAAACACCTCAGCTGGCGCAGTTGTCTTTGAGCGTGGCGCGATTAACATAGCTGATTCAAGCAAAGTGAAGCTCCTATTAGAGCATGATCCTAAGCAGCCAATCGGCCGCGCTCAATTCTTTAATGAAACAGAAGATGGAATCTTTGCATCGTTCAAGATTTCTAAATCATCTCGTGGCACAGATGCCCTCATCGAAGCCAGCGAAGAACTCCGTACCGGTCTTTCAGTCGGAGTTATGGTCAATGCAGCCAAGCCTAAGAATGGCGTGCTGTATGTATCGAGTGCTGACCTCCTCGAAGTAAGTTTGGTTCAGGCAGCAGCCTTTAAGTCTGCAGCCGTAACCGATATTGCGGCATCTGAAGATGAAGCCGTTGAAGAAACCCTACCAACAGAAAGCGAGACAGCCACCGTGGAAGAAACCACTTCAGCAGTCGAAGCAACACCTACAGTTGAGGCTGCCGCAGTTGAAGCTGCTCGCCCTGCTGTAACAGCAATGGCTTACACAAAGCCAAGAATCGAAGTAACAGCTGCAAAGTACGCAGAGCAGTCAATTCGCGCAGCACTTGGCGATGACTCAGCTCGTCAGTACATTGCAGCAGCAGACAACACAACTGACAACGCTGGTCTAGTACCAACACGTCAACTTTCAGAGATCATCAACCCTCTCGGTACAACTATCCGACCATCAATCGACGCAATTTCACGCGGAGTGCTTCCAGATGCAGGTATGACTTTTGAGATCCCTAAGATCACCGCAATGCCTACAGTTGCAGTTGCAGCTGAAGACGCAGCATTCTCTAACACGGATCAGAACTCTGCATTTCTAAGCGTAAGCGTTGCAAAGTACGCAGGACAACAGGTCTTCTCAGTAGAATTGCTAGATCGTACATCTCCAGCATTCTTTGATGAACTCGTTCGCAACATGGCAGCAGCTTATGCCAAGTCAACCAACGCAGCAGTCAACGCAGCACTCATCTCAGGTGCAACACTTGATGCAACTACAGTTGCAACATATCCAACAGCAGCCGAGCTTCTCGGAATTGTTGCTCGTGGATCAGCATCTGTTTATGGCGCAACAGCAGGACTTCCAAATCCTTTCGCTCGCAACATGGTCGTATCTACTGGACAATGGTCTAACATCATGACCTTGAACGATTCAGGACGCCCTATCTACAACGCTTCACAGCCACAGAACGCAGGCGGCGTTGTAACACCTACATCACTCACAGGTAACGTCGCAGGGTTGAATCTTTTTGTTGACCCTGAGAATGCTGGCGATTCAGATGGAACAATTCTGATCGTAAATCCAGACGCGTACACATGGTACGAGTCACCAACATACCGACTACGCGCAGAATCAACAGCTGCTGGTCAGGTAACAATCGGCTACTACGGCTACGGCGCAATCGCGACCAAGGTCGGAGCAGGCGCATTTAAGAACAACAAGGCCTAACAGCCACCTAAGTCGCTCGGAGGGTAGTGCCCTTCTACCCTCCGAGTCTTTAGAAAGGATCAGAGCATGGCATTGACAACAGTTGCAGAGCTTCGCACCGCCCTTGGCGTTGGCACTCTCTATACTGATGCAGTCTTGCAGCAAGTCTGCGATGCCGCAGATAACGTACTCTTGCCCTTTCTATGGAAAAATCAGCAGTACATCATTGCTCACGGCAACACGGGGACAGTAGGAACACTTTATTTTGATCAAAACATTCGCGAAGTATTTTACGTTGGCCAATCAGTAGTGATCTCCGGTGCTGGCACAAAGTACAATGGCACAAAGACAATTACAGGCGTCGATGCTCGATCATTTAACATAACCACCACACACACATCTGACAATCCGCGCCATACAGTCGAGCCTTTCGGAATTGCTGCCGCCGAGACTTACACGGATTACACAACGATCCCAGCAATTCAAGAATGTGCCTTGATGATAAGCATCGACATTTGGCAGTCTCGCCAAGCTCCATCAAGCGGAGGCGTAACCATAGATGGCTACCAGCCTTCACCTTACAGAATGGGCAATACACTCCTAGCACGCGTTCGTGGATTGCTTGCGCCTTATCTCGATCCGAGATCGATGGTGGGCTAATGGCCGCCATATCAACACTTCGAGCAGGTATCGCAACAGCTTTAATTGACAACACTAAGTGGTCGGTATTTTCATTTCCTCCCAGCACCCCACTCGCAAACAGCTGTGTGATCAGTCCGGCAGACCCTTACATTTCGCCGTCTAACGGATGGCACGCATCTATCTCGCCAATGGCTAACTTCACAATCTCAATCATGGTGCCGTTGCTTGATAACGA